CCTATGAAGTTGTTACAGTGACCTCACCTACATGAGATAACATAATTAATTTTTGTTCTGTTACAGCAGGTTGAGTTCCTCCTGAGTTTTGAATTCCAAACACAGAATCTCCTGCTATTCCCACATTAACGACCACTGGCTCTGTTCGCGCTGACCTTGCGTTTTTTAAGCTTTGCGGATCTACTCTATGTGAAAATCTTTTTAATTGTGGATGCTTCGGTTCAAATTCTGACTTATGAACTAAAGAACCATTCCACTCTTTTACCATTTCCTTATATGGAAACTCCATACCACTTCGATCGGATATGGCTTTTGCATATTTTCCACTAGCATGTGCCATCTATAAACTTATGCTTGGTACAAGTCTTAAAGGAGCTCGGTCTCTGTCCTCTAGTAAAGCACGAGCCATCTCTTCATCATATACCATTTTTAAAAGTTGCACTCTTTCAGGACTTTTCTTTATAGCAATATAATATGCTAGTCCACTTGTAAGTGCAGGTAAAAATCTTTGTGGGACTTCTGCTTGATTTGTATAGTCTCCAACATCCTGTATGTAAGTTAGTCCCCAGTATTTAAAAGTATCGGCAGCATCTGGAGTTGGGTATAAATATAATGTAGGTGTTCCACCGGATACTTCAGTTCTGTGTAAATAAAATTGAGTTGATCGTGATTCAGTTGATTTTTTTGGAATATGCAAATATGCTGCACGGCTTATTCTTTCTGCTTGATAATCTTGTGAATCTCCTGCGTCCGTTACAACAGCAGATAAAACATCAACTAAATCTCCATCTAAACTGTAAGAAGATGTGCCATCAGCTAATGTTTTTGTTCTAAGCTCCACGGTCCAAAGGTTAATGCCGCGATTAGCCCAGTCAGAAAACATCAGATTTAAACAACGTCTAGCAGATTTTAAATCATAACCAGAAGTTGCTTCAAGTCCGGCCTTTTCATAAGCTTCTTCAATGATCTCTTCAATATCTAGATCAAATGTATTTGTTCCGGAAGTTGCCATTTATTATTTTTTTCCTTTTTTTGGTTTAGGTATTTTAGGTTGCATCTTTTCTGCAGCCTTCGCACCTTCAGGAGTGCCCCACCATTCTCTAGAACCGGGTTTTGGTGATGTTTTCATATAATCACCACGGCTTTTCATAGGACCGCTTTTACCGCGGCTTTTCATAGGACCGCTTTTACCACGGCTTTTCATATTTCTTTGTGCCTTTAGCCAAGCGACTCCTTTTTTTATTACTCCGCCTTTACCAAATTTACGTTTTCCTTCTGGTAGTTGTTTAAAATACTTCATCAACCCAGCCACACCTAAGCGTGGTTTACCCATATATTTAGTTCCAGCTGTTCTTTTTTTAGCCTTTTTTCTTTTTTGAGCTTGAGATTGCTTTTGAAGAGTAGTATAAAGTTTTTTCTTACGAGGAACTGGTTTTCTGGAATCCCAATCTTGCATTATTTTTCTCCATTTACCACTTGCAGGACCTGCTCTACGTGGGTCTTGACCTGCTCGTCTATATTCTCTTAGTATACCAGGAGTAGCGCTACCTACATACATTCCAGCCTTAATTGCTGCTGCTCCTGCTAAAGCTGCTCTTCTAGCTGCGAGAGGTCCAGGTTTATGTGCCTTTTTCTCTTTTCTCTTTTTTCTCATCACTTGGATTTTTCCACCCATAGCGTAGTATTTTCTATTGACGACACCGCCGCCCATATATTCGATTTCTTGACCGGTTTTTTTAGCATGTTTTTTTGCTTTTTCACGGCCCTCTTTTGTGTATTTAAAATGTTTTTCTCCTACTTTAGGCATCTTTCCTCCTTTGGAAATTTGTTGTGGAATTAACGATCTGCTAATTGCCATTTATAATATTAAACCGTACCTGTTTTAATAAACTCTGCAACAACTGTATACATGTTACCGTCATCTGCTTGAATTGGTATCACAACATTAATATCGCCGTTTGTGTTAGTGTCTGTGCTTGGTGGTAGTCCTCCAAAATCTCTAAAGTCCCAATAACCTGTCCCAACTAAACCTAGTAAAGGACGATCACCATCTGAATCTTCAAAATCTAAACGAGCGTGACTATCACCCCCGTCTCCCGTATCACATGCGAACCAAATTCTTTGCAAAGCTCCTCGTGAAGCAGCTCCTGCGACGGTACGTGCTGAAGCGTCAAAAAATACTGTTGTGCTTGCATTGCCATCTGATTCTATAACTATTTTTATTGTTACGCGTTTATCGTTTTCTTGCAGGACTTCTGGTCCTGTTATTGTGTTTGCCATTTATTATTCTCCTATATTATTTATATATTAAAAAACCTTAAAAATCAAAGCAAATTAGTGTGGACCAAGGCCCACACTAATTATTAACTATTACTCAAATATTAGTCTACTAATACCTTCGTAATGAACATCTAATGCTTTTGCAGAACCTACTCCTGTAGCTACTCCAATATATGGAATCAAATCCTTATCATCAGTCAAAGCTGCTGACTTAGTTGGGGATTTACTTGGTTGAACTGCTGTTACTGCAGTACCACCAGTAGAACCAGCTGTACTTGTTACATTATATTGAATACCATTTACATAAATAGTTGCTTTTCGATCGCTATCGATTGCTATTTTTAAATGGTAATTAGTACTGGCTGCTACTGTAATTGGTAGCGCACTAATATAATCAGTGCCCGCAATACTGTGAACAAAATGTAAAAGTGTAAAGTCTGAGAAAGCCTCACCGTTTGTTGCATCTGTTTGAAATTTAAAAAACGCTTTATCATCTCTATCTGCAACTGTGTTAGCAGTGGTTTCATTCAAACCAGCCCAGAATTTTATATCTGCAATAGAAGCGGCTGTTCTTATTAAAGCTTCCCATTGAACTTGATTTTCAGTTCCCCATTTTGTACCAGTCCAAGCTGTTTGACCAGTATCTAAATGTGGAGCGATAATCATTTGGTCATCGTCCGTACCTGCAGTTGTAATAGTAAGACCTGCAACAGTTGAACTATAAGTACATAATGCTGATGTATGATTAGTTCCCAAAATTTCAAAGTCTCTGTTTGCTGGGACTCTTGTACCTTCAGTTGCGCTTGCTAAATCACCATTAACACCAGGTGTTTGGTTGAACCATTCTTCTAGGTAGTATCTTCTAGCATCTTTTACACCGTCGAGTAATGTTCTGTCATGAACTACTCCTGTAGATGCAGTTTTACTAACTACTTTATAATTATTTTCCGATCTAACTGGACCAGAAAAAGTTGTTTTCGCCATTTTTTTAATCCTCCGTAGATTAAATTTATACCGTCGCTTCTACGATTGTCTGCTAGGTCAGTCGGTATAATGTTAATAAACCCTAGTTAAGTGAGAGGACATAAAGCCCTCTCACTATAAAGATTACGCGCCTGGTGAACCAAAGATTCCTCTTGGATCAGACCAACCGAAAGAGTATCTTTCACGAGCTTTAAATCTCATGTTACCAGTATCAAAATCGCCTTCCATGGCGGTTCTTACTGGAGCTCTTACGAAATGTTTTAATCCATTTGGAGCATCGGTTATAATAAACCAAGCATCAGTATCAGTTAAATAATGATTTACAGAATAACCTTCTGGGAGCATTCCCATAGATTTTACTGCATTAACATCATTATCTGCTGTACCAACTCTCAACGGAGAAGCAAGAAGCCTCTCAGATGTGAATTGCAATTCTTTTGGTATAATTAATTTTACACCTTGAACTGCGACTTTTAATCCTCTTTCATCAACGAAAGCTGCTATATCAATCAAAGATTGTTCTAGCGAAGTTTCATTAAGGTCAGATGCTGTGGAAAGTTCATTACGAACATCGCCCCCACCAACGGTAGGGTGATCAGTTGTAAGTAATGCTTTTCCATCTCCACCTGTGTAAGATGAACTAAAGCCATTATTAAGGACATTAGCGCCCTTAATTTGTTTAGCATGAGCCATAGATCTAGCTAGTGCTTTTGTGTAGCGAGCGGAAAGTCGATCATACAAATTATCTTCAACAGCTTCTTCAGTGATTGCGAAAGCCAAAGCAATTGTGTCATGATTATAACGAGCAGTCCAAGATTCTTGCGCAGTGTCGTAATTTACGCCTGCACCTTCTGCCTTAGATTCTGCGTTACCAAATCCTGATAACATTACTTCTTCTTCAAAAGCTCTATCTGAAGATTCTGTGTCAAATATTTCTGCATGTTCTTGGTCGTAACGACCATATTCCAAGCCAAACAAAGCATTTAAGCCAGGTTCTAGCTCTTTTGTTAGTTGTGAACGTGATATTGCCATGTGTTATATCTATCCTCCTATGCGTGATGAGTATTACCGCCAGATGAAGAATTCAAGTGTTCGTAAATCTTCACATACCAGTTACAATTTGCTGAGTCTACATCACTGTTGCTAGGATCAGTTGATTTAGCAACAATTCTGAGATTCGCGGCTCCGTCAGTTGTGTCGGATCCATCAATTTCATGTCCGCTTCTACCTGTAGTTGTACTACCAGCAGTTGCAATGAAATTGTTGTTTTGTCCAATGTCAGCTAAAGCTAGACTACTATCGTCTTCTTGAGCTTCAAAAATAACATTAGGGTCATCGACTACGAAAGCGACGGCATCAGAGGCAGATGTACCATTTGGCCAATACTTCGCGTATTGTGGTTTCCCATTTGAATCGGTATAAAAACAACCATTGAAAACACCAATAATATTGGTAACTCCTGCGGTTGCCACTATAACAGATCCTGTATTTGCTAACATAATAAGGTCTCCAGTAAACATGTTACCAGAAGCACCGCTAGCAATTATGTACTCGGTTTGACCACCAGAAAAAGGTGCTCCACCTTGCATTTTAACAGGAACGAATCCAAAAGGGGCGTCTACGTTTGCCATTTTAGTATATCTCCTTGTTAACTAAGTTAATTAACCAAGTTAACGGGGTTAATAAAATATATAAACGGCGCTCAAATTCCTTTAAAAATTTTATTTTTTATCGGGTTTTGGGCCGCCAAAAGTGACACGTGTTTGTCTCTCTGGCTTTTGTATACGCATTGTTGGATGAGCATTATCCTTCATCATATTGCTATCAACAGATTCATCCATAGCTTCAGTTTTACTCTTGAAGTAGTTTCGTCTGCTTTCAGCAAGTTCTTCAGGCATCCTCGCCAACAATAATCCTCCTACAGAAATAACTCCTGCGTGTTTCCCGTTTTCAACGGTTGGAGCCTCAAAGTCTGGATACTCATCGCCTTTGACAAGTTCCCATCCTTCTCTCAGTTTAGAGGCAAGATTTTTCTTGTCATCTAAACCTGCATTCTCCACTCGAATCCAACGGTGCACAAACCCTTTTGGGGCTGGAGGTGCATCCAAGAGACTTGGGGGAGTCCACGTAGTTTTCCGTGTCTTTGTAGTACGCAACGTGGATG